TGCATTAAGTAAACCAAGCGGTGCATCAAAGAAAGGCAAGATAGTTGGTGGTGTATCAGCTTCAGCTGTAATGCCGCCAAGATTTGTAGCACCTTGAGGAAAATGTGTTACAACAGATTGCGCTATCGAAGTGATAGCACCAAAGTTTACTGAAGCAGTTGCTTCCACTTCTCTGATTGCTTGAGCATTTGCATTTAATATTCCTAAAGAACTATTTGCATAATTAAAACTTGATTGAGGGTTTAAGGCGGATTCATCTAATTTGCCTTGAATAGCATTATCAAGTATCAGACCATAAGTTGCGTAAACAAAATCAACATCTAGTTGTCCTGTATCAAGGACTAACTTTTCAGTCATTTTAACTTGCTATGGTCAAAGATGCTGTCAAAGAACCAGAAGCAATTGTGTAAGTATCTCCTGCTGTGTAAGGGTTACCTGTGATTGCACCTGAGAACAAAAAGTTACCAGCAGATAAGTTATCCCAAGCAGTAAAGAATGTTGCATCTTGTGAACCAGAAATGTTTACCCAAGAAATGTCTGCATCTGAAGTGATAGTCCCAGCACTTGAAGCACCAAAGGAAGCAAGTTTTCTTGTCAGCTCAGTTGCAGGATTACCTGTGCCATCTGCACCAGGGTCGCCAACGTGTAGCTTGATATAAACAGAAGTTGCTGAATAAGCAGTTGCGTTACCAACAGCGTTCAATAAAGAGTTAGCCAAAAATGAACTTAAACCAGTTGCCATAATTATTCTCCGTTAGTTTCTATGATACGAACAATGTGATTGTTTTCATCACGCTCAACAGTTCTAATTAAAGGCTTCTGTTCAGGTGCATTGATATTAACAATTGGTGGTTCAACATTTATTCTTGTTTGAGGAATATTAACCACAGTTTCAGGTATCTGAATATTGATTTCACTAGAACGTGAAACATCATAAACAGCGCTTGGGTCTTGTGGGTCAATTTGTGCAACCTGTTGCAATTGTGTAGATGGAACTCCTGTATGAATAATTGCTGGAAGTCCTAAAGCTGAAAGAACACTTGCTGGGTCGAAACCTGTTTGTACAAGTCTTGTAGCCATAGAAACACGTTTATCTTGTTCAATAACATCAGCTTCAGCAATGTTGATATTAGCAAGAGGAACTCTAAATTGGTCGCCTTCTTCCACAGGTCTTAAATCTTCAAATCTGCGAACATCATTAACAGAATAAAAACCTGCTTGTAAACCAATTGAATAACCTTGGATTCTTGTTGTGTAATCTCCACGAAGTAATCCATCAACATTGAACTTTAGGAAAGCCTCAGTTGGTAGAAGTGTTGAGTAAGCGTATTCAATTTTTTCAATGTATGGTCTTAGTGTGTGTGTAACAAAGTTTATGCTGTTTTGTTCGACTGAAGCGTAAGACATTGCTCCAGGTACTGAAACTTGAAGCATATGCAAAGGAACACGGAACATTCTTGCACCTGATTCAACTTGGAACTTTTGTGAATCAAGCATTTGTGCTTCATCAGGGTTTACGCCAGTTTTAACATATTTAGCACCAGCTGAAAGAACACCAGTCTTGTGTGCTTTCTTGTAACCTTTATGTGCGTTATCAAATCCTGCTTGTAAATCTTTTGCTTGTTCTCTTGTTAAAGCACCAGGAAATTCAATGATGCCTTGTGTTGTTGCGCCTTGACCGAAGAAGCGTGCGGCGAAAGATTGTAAAGCTGAAGCAAGTCCTAGGTTTTCTTTTAATTCATTAACTCTTGAAGTACCACGCAATGCACCAGGTTTACGGATTTCTGTAATGTGCAACATATCTCTAGCGGGAACAACGCCTGCTTCGCCATTGTCAATTAAATATTCAATTTCACGATTCTTTGGATTACGTTGAACTTGCACTCTTAAAGGGTCAAGGCAAACAAGGTTTGCAACATCTCCACGACCATCACGGAAAACTCTTGTGAAAGAGTTACCATCAAGTAAAAGTGAAATAAGAACTTGTTGATAATGTTCGCTTCTTAATAAAGTTACATCTGGTTTCATAACCCATTCAGGTCTTGGTCTATAAGGAACACGACTGCCATCTCTACGAATAAAAGCATCAATTGGAAGTGTTGAAATAGTGTCAGAAATTAAAAGCACACAAGCATAAAAAGTACCAATAGTCATAGACGTGTTTTCGTCTATGTTTGCGCCTGAATCTGTTGTGTAAGCAAAAGTATCGCCTGCACCCCAAATAGATTGAAATGATATTGCGCGATTTTCGTTTTGACCAAAAAGGTTACCTAACATTATTTACCTCTCTCAAGCGCAAGACCAATTAAAACTGCTGAAACACCTAATACTGTTATACCTGCTGGAACATACATAAGTCCAATACCAATGGAAACCACTAGAAGTCCGATTGCTTGGATGATTGATGAAATCAAAAAATCTCCTAAAAGAAAAACTCTGGAACTAGAGGTTCAGAATCATTGCGTGAAACTGTTGCCCTATCAAAAGCAATGATACTAGCAACTGCGGCATCTATCTTTCTAGGTGAGCCTCTGTGTTCCTTAACAATCCTTGGCCCAAGTCTATCTATTTTCACAACAGCATTAGAGATATGTCTTGTCAAAAGAGGTGAACCATCTTGTGTAATTTTCTCACCAACAACAGCATCATAAAACTTTGCACAAGCAGGAATCATACGAGCAGCAGAAGTTGATGGCCATTCAACAACAGGTAAACCAGCATCTTGCAAAACTTGCATACTTCGTTGCCAACGGAAAGGGTCACAAGCAATCTCTTTAACGTTGTATCTTTGACACGCTTCAATGATTGCATTTTCTACTTCTAAAGAATCAACTCGCCATTCATCAGAATCAGTCGGTTGTTTTTCATAAGCCTTAACAAGAAAAACGTGTGGCTCATCCTCAATAGTTACACCCATAATTACAGAGGCATCACCAGAAAACGAGCCGTCAAATCCTAAAATAACTGGAACATCTTTATCAACTTCACGACTACTTTCACGCGCTTCCCAAGCACCATTAGGTAACCAAGCTGTTTGAGATGAAACCCAAGCATTAGTTCTTTTAGTACGAAACTCTGCTTCAGGTGTTCTCTTAACAGCTGACTCAAAATCTTCAATAGAGTTCAAATCACCATAAGCAGGATTAGCAAGTTTCCAAGTCTCAGGGTCTTTATGGTCTGATTCAAGAGATGCTTCCCACCAAGCCATAAAAAAAGATGGGTCATCATATTCACCACGAATAACTTTTTGACCATACTGATACAACGAGTAAGCAATTGAATCTTGACCTGTTGCATCTGCTTTAACACCAGCAGTAGTAATCGCTAACAACAGCGGTTCTCGTCTAGCACCCATACCAAGTTGCATAACGTCAAACAATTCACGATTAGGTAAAGCGTGCAACTCATCCATAATCACAAGAGTCGGTGACAAACCCTCTTTGGTGTAAGCCTCAGAAGAAAGCACACGATAAACAGAACCAGTAGACGGAATCTCAATCGCATCACGATACAACTTTGATTGCGACAATAACTCAGGCTCAGCCTCAATCATTTTCTTAGCATCACCGAAAACAATTCTTGCTTGGTCTCTATCAGCAGCACAAGAATAAATCTCACCACCCTGCTCACCCATAAACAAACCCCAAAGAGCAATACCAGATGACAAAGCAGATTTACCATTTTTACGAGGCATACCAACAAGAGCAGTTCTATTCTTAAAACGACCATCATCACGAACAGCAAAAATGTTATCTAAAAGCTTTGTTTGCCAATCACGCAAAACAATCTGCTGACCAGAACGACCAGCAACAGTATCCTTAGTCTGAATACACATAGAGTTAATAAAATCTGAAACTTCCCAACCACGCGAAGCAACCAACTCAGAATCATCAACAAAAGTCAGCCACCTAGGAGGCCAAGACTTAGTCTCTGTTATCACGTCTGGCACGCAACTCCTCAAGTTTAGATTTAGCTTTAACCTCAGCAACACCAAGACGACTTCTATCAGTCGGAGTGAAACCAAGTAAAGACAAACTATTAGTAATGTTCTTTTCTAATTCTCTCAACGCTTTACGTTCACGCCAAGCATCAGGAGTATTCCAAACAAAAGTACGCAACCTCACACGCTCATCCAACATTTCACAAGTCATCAACAAAAGTTCAATATCAGTATTCGGTGAAATCCAAAGCTGACCCATTCGCCAAGTACGATTCCACAACTCACGACCAGCATCAAACAATTGACGAGATGGTTCAGGAATCTCAGAAATAGCAGGAATCAAAATCACTTCATTCTCTTTAGGCAAAGCCTGTTTACCAGGATTACCAAGTTTACGTTTTAACTCAATCGGTTTTGGTGGATTGCTCATTGTCTTTATTCAAAACCTTTCGCCCACAATCATCACAATCAACCCAATTGGATTTCTTGTCTTTCAATTCATCTGTCGGTGGTTCAAGTTTCTCAAACCCAATATCATCTAATTCCCAACCAACAGAATCTAATTCAATCAGTTGCATAGCAAGTTTGTCGTTATCCCACTCACCCAATTCAGAAGTTCTATTATCAGCTAAAGCATAAGCGCGAGCGTGTTCAAAAGTCCAATCGCTCGGAGTGTAAGCAACAACAATCTCAGACCAACCAAGTTTCTTTGCAGCTTCTAAAGTTCCATTACCAGCAATCACAATATTTGCGCCAGTAACCACAATCGGTTTCCTTTGACCAAATCTTTTCAAAGAACCAACAATCGCATCAATGTTCTTATCGCTATGTTTGCGTGCATTGTCTGGGTCAGATTGCAACTGACTCACTTTGACTTTTACAATACGCAGGTCATTCATAAAACCATCCTACTTGATTCTTTTTTTTTGTTTTACAAAAACATCTCAACTTCGGAGATGCACGAAAGAC